AAGGAAGGGAAGGGGAGAATCATCGAAGATGCGGCAGCACTTAACGCACAAACTGAATTAAACAAAATTATAAACACTGCAATCACAATTGCATCAACCGCTGCAAAAGCAATTTAAATACAAGGAACGTAAATGGAACAAAACGAGGATTTTATGACAAAATACTGGCGCCCTATGATGGCAATGACTTACATGATTACATGTTTGTTTGACTTCGTATTAGGACCAATTTTATACAATATTTTACAATACTACAATCCAGGTCAAAACTTAGATATGTGGCAACCATTAACATTACAAGGTGGTGGTCTTTATCACATTGCAATGGGTGTTGTATTAGGTATTTCAGCACACGGTCGTACCCAAGAAAAAATTAATGCACCAGGATTACCTGATTTTAGCAGCTTTACTCCACCGCCAGCAGCTCCAGCGCCAGTGTATGCTCCAGCTCCTGCACCGGTATATGTACCACCGGCTCCTGTAGTAGCACCGGTTGTTATTCCAGAACCAGTTGCAGTAGAAGCACCTAACGTAGCAAGAAAACGCCCCGCAGGCAAACCAATTCCAAAATCATAAGGAGAAATTATGAAAAAACTATTATCATTAATTATTATTAGCATGTTAGCAGCTCCAGTTGCTTATGCAAACCATGAAGAAGGACACGTTGGTCCAACTACTAAAGAAGTTTGTAAAACTGTAAAAGGTAAGAAACAATGCAAAACTATCAAAGTTCATAAGAAGTTTGAAGGTAAAAAAGTTCCACCTAAAAAAGCAGTTGTAAAACCAGCTCCAAAAAAAGTAGTTAAAAAACACAAGTAATCAAAATCTTGACAGGTCAGTCTTTGTATAGTATAATTACTATACAAACTGACCTTTTTTATGAGATATTAACCATGACAGACTTTTATTCAAAACTAGGTGTGTCCAAAGACGCATCGCAGGACGATATTAAAAAAGCATATCGTTCATTAGCTAACAAACATCACCCCGACAAAGGCGGAGACCAAGCAACATTTAAAGATATATCAGTAGCATATGACACATTAAGTGATCCGCAATCTCGTCAAGAATACGACATGCAACAAAATGGAAATCCGTTTGGCGGATTTGGCGGTGGCCACTCACAACACTTCCATTTTGATATGAATGACGTATTTGGACAGCATCCGCATTTTACAAATATGTTTGGACATGGATTTAGACAACAACAGCGCAATAGAGATTTAAACTTACAAGTACAAATAACATTAGCTGAATCATTTAATGGAAAACAAGTAGATGCAACATTTACTTTACCAAGTGGAAGATCGCAAACTGTTTCAATAAATGTACCTGCAGGTATAGATAACGGTGATTCAATACGTTATAATGGATTAGGGGATGATTCTATTCCAAATGTTCAACGTGGAAATCTTAACGTAACGGTAATAATACTACCAGATCCAACTTTTAAACGAGAAGGAAACGATGTACATACAACATTAGAAATTAATCCAATTGAAGCAATGCTTGGATGTATAAAACCTGTAAAAACAATTAACGGCGACACTATTAGCTTAACAATTAGAGCCGGCGTTGAAACCGGTACAAAATATGCAAACGGTTCTGGATTCACTAATATACATAGTAAACAAACTGGCCAATTTATTACTGTTATTAAAATTAAAGTACCTGCTATTACTGATCCTGCATTAATAGCACAATTGCAAGCAATAAACAGTCAATTAAATTGACATTTACGTGTAATAGTGTATAATATAACTTTACTAACAACAACAAGGAACTACAATGGTCGAACCAAGCGAAAAACTACAAGCAATTTTTGACAAAGCAATAACTGCTGCAAAAAATATGCATCACGAGTATGTAACACTTGAGCATGTTCTGTTTTCAATGCTCACAGAAGACGACGCATTTACTAATTCGTTACAACACTTTGGCGCTGATGTAAATTTTTTAAAGGGCACTGTACTCGATCATTTACAATCTAAATGCCATGAAATTACTACAGTAGAAGTAGTAGTTAAACCAAAAAAAACACAAGCAGTTGAGAGATCATTAAATCGAGCATTTACTCAAGTGTTGTTTAATGGTGGTACCCGTATTGAACCAGCTGACTTTTTCTTAGCAATGTTAGGGGAAAAACGATCATGGGCATTCTACTATGTTGCACAAGTTAACATTACAAAAGAAAAATATGCAGAGTACGTGCAAAATGTTATGTCAGACGACGATTCATCATCTGACACAATTAAACCAAATGCACAAATGCACAAAGCATTGCAAGCGTACACTACTAATTTAAATGACGAAGTTAAAAATAATAAAATTGATCCTGTTATCGGTCGGGTTGATGAATTAGAACACATTGCACTAGCATTAGGCCGTCGCAGCAAAAACAATGTTATTATGGTAGGCGATCCAGGTGTAGGTAAAACTGCAATTGCCGAAGGTCTTGCATATAACATCGTAAATGGTGCTGTTCCTGAGTTTTTAACTGATTATACTGTATATAATTTAGACATTGCAGCTATGCTAGCAGGTTCTAAGTACAGAGGCGACTTTGAAGAACGATTTAAACAAGTTATTAAGTCGTTGCAAAAACTTGGTAAATGCGTGTTATTCATTGATGAAGCTCATATGATTAGCGGAGCAGGCGCATCAGGTAGCTCATCTAACGATTTAGCTAATATGATGAAACCTGCATTAAGCAAAGGTAACATTAAAGTTATTGCAAGTACAACTTGGGATGAATATCGTAAACACTTTGAAAAAGATCGAGCATTGATGCGCAGATTCCAACGTATTACAGTTGACGAACCTACACAAGAAATGACTTTACAGATTCTTAAAGGTATTAAGAAGTATTACGAAGGCCATCACAAACTTAAAATTAAAGATGAAGCACTACAAGCGTCAATTAAACTATCTGTAAAATATCAAGCAGATAAAAAATTGCCAGATAAGGCTATTGACTTAATTGACTGCGCTTGCTCACGGTTTAATTTAAAACTTGCTGATCATCGTGTAGTTACAGAAGCTGATATTCAGTTTGAATTAGCTAAAATGGTCAACATGCCAGTTGAACAGATTATGCAAACCGAAACTAGTTCATTAGCATCATTACAAGACAAGTTAGAAGCAGAAGTATTTGGTCAAAATACTGCGTTAACTGAAATCGTTGATAAGATCATGGTTGCACAAGCAGGTTTAAAATCAGAAAACAAACCAATTGGTAGCTTTGTGTTTATGGGGCCAACAGGTTGTGGTAAAACTGAGACTGCTAAAGCACTTGCTAAACACTTGAGTACTAAGCTATTACGCTTTGATATGTCAGAATATCAAGAGAAACACAGTATTAGTAAGCTTATTGGTAGTCCTCCAGGTTATGTAGGGTTTGAAGATAACGCAGGATTGTTAATTACTCAAATACAAGAAAATCCTAATGCGGTATTGTTGTTTGATGAGATTGAAAAGTCACATCCAGATGTATCAACTGTACTATTACAGATGATGGACAACGGGTTTATTACTGGATCTAATGGTAAACAAGCTGATTGTCGACATATTGTACTAATTTTAACTACAAATGCTGGCGCACAAACTGCAGAAAAGAATCAGATTGGATTTGGTACACAAGAAAAAGACTATTCGGATGCAGATCTTAAGAAGTTTTTATCACCTGAGTTCCGTAACAGGTTAGACGGTGTTATTACGTTTAATAAACTAGGGAAAGACGTGATGATTAAAGTAGTTAACAAGTTTATTGACGAAGTTCGTAATCAAGTTAAAGATAAAGGTGTTAAAATTAAGATTGATAAAGCTGCAACTCAGTGGTTATTAGATAAAGGTTTTGATTCTAAAATGGGTGCTAGACCATTACATCGCATTATTGATAAAGAAATCAAGCGAGATCTTGCTAAAATGATGTTATTTGGTGACCTTAGATCCGGCGGATGGTTAACAATTTCAGTATTACACGATTCGTTAATATTGTTAGCTAAACCTAAACTAGCTAAAGTTCCGTTAATATCAGCACCAAGCGAATACGATCAAATGTTTAATGTTGAAGATGCAGATTAATACTACTAAAAAACTATACAGAGGCAAATACCAGTACAATATTGTGCTGGTATGCGCATTTAGCCATGTATTTAGAGGCACTAAAAGTGATCTATATTTTAATAGAATTACCCGTGAATCTAAACTACTTAAAACTACTAATACATGGAGATCACCTGCTGACTTGGCATACACAACTCAGATCTACACCGAATTAACAGATATGGATGACTACTGCACTCGCGTAGAATATCCTACAGTTACAGTGTACACTAATACATACAGTGACATTATTGCATTAAGAGATATCAACATAGATAAAGTGCGTAGTATTAGCATGCCACCTGCTAACTTAACAGCAGGAACAGTTTATATGCCAACTATAGAATACGAATATCGAGTTACTATTGGCAGAACTGAAAAACAGTATTTAGATTTTTTAGAATGGGCTGATGCTATTAACAAATTGCGAATTACTAACGGATGTAGAGACATGTTATTACAACAAAGTAGTTATGGTGGTGGGCATTTTTATGTAACTGGTAAAAACATGTTGTTAATGTGTAGAATGCAACTTGCAGGAATAAAACTTACAGTTGATCGGATAGTGCATTAAGTATAAATATACTAATAACACGGGATTTAACTATGCGTATTACAGATCTACTTGAAAACTCTCACTTTAAAGGTGAGGAGTTTATTAAACAAACTGACGACGGCAATGAGATTGATTTTGACTTAGCTGAAGATTTAGTTTTCTTTTTAAATAACGACGACGATGCATATCGCCGTCATTTGCTACCCGCAGTACACACGTTTATCGATAAGAAAAAAGCAGGTAAAGATATTAAGTATACTATTTTTAAAACTGCAGTAGCAGATGGTTATAAACGGTATACTAAAGAATATCCAATGCGTGAATTGCCAGAAGATATTGATGCTAAAACATGGAAAGCAGCTTGTAAACAACTGTTTGATGAAGTATCTAAAGATATGAAAGATGGTAGTTACGATCACAATTAACATTATTACATAGAGGTAACACTATGGCAGGAATTGCACATCCGGAAGATCTTATCATTAATGAAGGATCTAAAGGAGCCCAACGAGCAGTTAATGAATTAACTAGTCTTTCTTATAACACTAACACATTAACTATTAAATGGGACGGATTTCCTGCTATAGTTTTTGGTCGTGATAGTAATGGCACCTTAGTGTTTGTTGATAAACACATGTTCAAACAAATTGCTGCTGGCAACCTTAAGTTTACTACTATTAGAGATTATGACGCTAGTCGTAACGTTAATCGTAGCGATCTTTGGAGCAAAGAAGATATATTACGTCCTGCATTAGATAGAATTATACCAAATGTTACTGATACATATTACATGGGCGACTTGCTATGGGCAGGTATACCAGATAGTATCGGTGATTCATTTGTGTTTAAACCTAATACAGTTGAATATAGGGTTAATCACAACAGCAATTTAGGTCAGTCTATTGCTAACAGTGTAGGCGGTATTGCAGTACATACATTCTTTCCAGGATTAACTGCAGACGATGAACCAATTACAGGATTTAACGGATTTTCAGAATGTAAAGACATTACGTTTATTGCAACTGAAATGACAACTAAGCCAAATATTGTAGTAAACAGCACACTAGTATTAAATGCACAACACGCTATTGCAACACACAGCACCGCTGTAGACGTGTGTATTGCTAAAATAACTGCAGCTAAGTGTAAATGCGTAATTAATGCAATGGGACCATTTATTACAAGTATGATTGAATCTGAAGATCTAGAAACAGACATTGTTACTAGATTTATAGAGTTTGCTACACCAAGGTTTACTAAATCTGTTACAGAAAAACTATGTAAACCAACCGGTCAGTTCCATATTGACATATATAAAGGGCTAATAGGATTGTGGGAAATATGGAGTGCAATATCTAATCTTAAATTAGATATTAAACAACAAATTGATACGCAACAAGTACACAGTGCAGTGCAACCTATAATAAATAGTATTATAAGTCATGAAGGTTACGTTATAGGCGCAGGTAACACTAAGTTAAAAATTATTAACAGATTAGAATTTAGCCGAGCCAACTTTTCTAAATACAAAGTGTCAGCTGAAGAAATTGAAGCAAAAGGTAAAATGCCAATGGCAACTTTTTGTTTTGGTAGAATGAATCCTCCTACAGTTGGACATAAAAAAGTTATACAGAAAACCGTAGAACTTGGAAAAGAACATGCATATATATTTGCAAGTAGTAAATGCGATCCATCTAGTGATCCATTAGATTATGAAGTTAAGACTGAATTTATTAAAAAGATTCATCCTGACTATTCTAATTTTATGGTAACAGAATATGTTAGAGACCCATGGCAAGCTGCATGCTGGTTATATGATAGAGGTTATAGGCATATGACATTTATAGCAGGTAGCGATAGATTAGGTACAGGTAGTAGAAGTTTAGAAACTGCGCTTAATAATTGGAATAGCGGGCCATCTCGTACTGTCGATTACGCACGTGGTCCAACCGGTAGAGAACATGTAGTTATAAAATTTGTTAGTTGTGGTGATCGTAAAGACTCTACAAATAATGTTAGTGGTACATTAGCACGCGAATACGCTAAAATAGGTGACAAAATTAATTTCCAACTAATAACTGGTGTAAGTGAAGATATCACAGTCTGTGGTAAAACATTATATCAAGCAACTAGAGAGGGAATGAATTGCACAACGGAATGAATAATGAAACGATATACAAACGAAGATATAAAAGAATTTGAGCTTGCATTGGACGAAATGCGAGTTACTGTACTGCGCGAAGAGAAGTTACGTAAAGGTGTTAGAGATGCATCGCCGGGCATGGCTGCGTGGCCTGCATTAAACAACAACAACAATCCATATCATGCTTATAGATTTGGGATGGCACTAGCAAGTGCACCGGATAACAAAGTAACAAAAGAAGGCCCGGTTGGCGGTGATTTTATTACAATGTCGTATACAGACGGTGATGAAAAGATTCTAAACTCTGCTGCAAAACAATTTGGTATTAGTAGCAAATCAATGGGATCGTCTAAAAAGTCAGCTGAGTTACCAGATGTTCATAAATCTAGTCCCGTTGCTACTAAAAAAAGAAATCGGTATGGTATATGAAAATTAAAGAAATTATATCGGAATCAGAAACTGGCAATACTGATGCGTCTGGACAAGCTGGAAAAATAGGCAAGTCTGGAAAAATGCATGACCATTTTAAGTCTTCAATAAAAGGAATGCATACTTACACCGGACCGCACACATATTACGATATGTATAGATTTGGTGTTGATATGGCCGGAAGTCCAGACGACGAGCACAATTACGATCCTGCAAGTCCAGTTGCTAACCAATTAGTTACGCTATCTTATTCTGATGAAGATCAAAAGATTATTGATAAAAGTAAAAAGAAGATGGGACTTACAAGTAAACAGCTAACCCCAAACGATAGCAAAGAACCATCTAATACTAACAATACTAGTCCCGTAGCTAACGTAAAAAGAAACAAATACGGAGTTTAGCATGTGAAACAATATAAAATAACATCAGAAAACATTCTACAAGACAGTCCCGAGGACTGTTTTCTTGCGCCTGACGATCCAATACACGAATTAAAAATTGCGCACCATTTAGGTGGGTTAGGATCTGCTGCTCGTCTACATGAATATCGTGCTAATAAAATGCAAGAATCATTTATTACAGATGAACGCGGCAAGTATCAGCGTGAAAATAATATCAAACCCGGGACTCCTGCATGGTTTGAACTATGGAGTAAACCATTATGAGAATTAGAGAAATTATTTCGGAAATGGCATCTGCAGGCGCGACTAGTGCTGCAAATGTTGGAGTAGGACCAGTTGTTCTTGGTAAAAATAAAGGTGATAAAAAGTATACAGGTTCTCCAGGTAAAAGCGGCACCCATGCAACACCAGTTAAAACTATATCTAAGAAAAATAAAGATGGCACTGTAGTAAATGCATTAGACATGACAGGAAAGACAGGTAATCTATTTGGCACAGCAATAGGTGAGGGTGGGAACTTATTTTCCGGCGGAACTATTAAAAGAGGCTAAATATACAATAACGGAGTTTACCATGAACAACAGAAAAAAACTTTCAGAATTTGCAGGTCTAGAAGTAGAGTTGCCAAAAATTGAATTACCAGAACCAAACATTGACATCTCATCAGACGAACTTCACCATGACGGCCATAATATTGAAGCAGACGACGAAGGTGCAATGGTTAAAGCTGACTTATACAAGTTGGCAAAATATAGCGTTAAATTATTTAAAAAAATAGAAGACGAAGATCAATTTGAATCTTGGGTACAGGCTAAAATTACAAAAGCTGCAGATTATATTTCTTCAGTTTAC